AAAATAAATCAAGCTGGTCGTGTAAGAGATTACATGAATTATATGATAACATCAGTTATGAAAGAATACACTCCAGAGATGGATCAGATGTTATTCTTACTTCCTCTTACAGGTTCTTCATTTAAAAAAGTTTATTATGATCCAGTCTTAGGTAGAGCTTGTGCTAAATTTATAAAAGCTGAAGATTTGGTTGTTCCATATAACGCGACTGATTTATCTGATGCATTAAGAATATCACAAGTGCTACAGATGTCACAAAATGATTTAAGAAAACTACAAGTCAGCGGTTTTTATAGAGATATTGATTTACCAAGACCAAGTTATAAATCAGATAAAGTTCAAGATAAAATGAATGAGATTGAAGGTGTTACATCTACAGATAATAGACAAGCTAATGCATTGTATAATTTAATAGAGGTACACACAAATCTTGACATACCTGGTTATGAAGATGAAGATGGAATTAAGGTTCCTTATGTCGTGACTATTGATGAAGACTCTAGAAAAGTATTATCTATTTATAGAAATTATGAAGAAAATGATACACTTAGAAAAAGAAAAGATTTTTTTGTTCACTATAAATTTTTACCTGGATTTGGTTTTTATGGAAACGGTTTGATTCACACAATCGGTGGTTTATCACGAACTGCTACAACTGCTTTGAGACAATTACTTGATGCGGGAACATTATCAAATCTTCCTGCTGGTTTTAAATCTAGAGGTTTAAGAATAAGAGATGACTCTGAACCTTTACAACCTGGTGAGTTTAGAGATGTAGATGCACCGGGTGGAAACATAAAAGATCAATTTCAATTTTTACCATTTAAAGGACCAGACCCAACTCTTTATCAGCTTTTACAATTCTGTGTAGATTCAGGAAGAAGATTTGCATCAATAGCTGATATGAAAATGGCAGACATGAATACTCAAGCGCCTGTAGGAACAACTATGGCGGTCCTTGAACGAGGGTCAAAAGTCATGTCCGCAATTCACAAAAGATGTTATTACTCAATGGGTCAAGAATTTAAAATGTTGGCTGGGGTAATTGCAGAGTCATTACCTGTTGAATATCCATACGATGTCGTAGGAGCGAGTAGGCTAATTAAACAATCTGACTTTGATGACAGAGTAGATATACTTCCTGTAGCAGATCCCGATATCTATTCAATGACACAAAGAATTCAAATAGCACAAGCATCTTTAACACTTGCTCAATCTAATCCTCAAATGCATGACATACACGAGGCTTACAAAAGAATGTACCAAGCTCTAGGTGTTAAGAATGTTTCAGGTATTTTAAAACCACCACCAGGGCCTCCAAGACCTTTGGATCCTGCAACCGAGAATACTGGAGCTTTACAGATGGTCATTCCTAAAGCATTTCCACAACAAGACCACAATGCACACATTGCAGCCCACATGTCATTCATGACATCAAGAATGGTACAAATAAATCCACAAATTTATGGTCTATTACAAGGTCATTTAATGGAACACGTATCATTACAGGTCAAACAAGAGGTGTTAGCTATGTTTCAACAAAACCAAAGCATGGCACAACTTCAACAAACTGATGAAGAAGCGTTCTCAATAGAGTTTGAAGCTGAAGTTGCACGAAGAATTGCTCAAAAAGTGCAAGAATTAGTAACAATGGAGCAACAATTCCAGTCTCAACAGAATCAAGACCCACTTTTAGCACTTAAAACTCGTGAATTAGACCTTAGAGCGATGGATATTCAACGAAAAGCACAAGAAGAGGCAGCAAAAATGGA